ATGGTGAGATAGTTTATTATGTAACCTATTGGATATCAGAAGACTTTACTCAATCAATTGCAGTAGTAACCAATATGACAGCTACTGAATCTTGTATGATGTATAAGTCATTTGGTTTACAATGGACTGATCCGCCAAAGATAGGAAAAGATTTATAGTATTTGACGTTGAAGGTTAGTCAATAACTAGTGAGGACGTGGGTGCGATTCCCACCACCTCCACCAATTTAGAACACATTTAAGTGTGCTGTAAGGGGGTGAGTTAGATTCGACTACTACTAAACCTAACTGGAGTTAAATCGCTGACAGCGTACTGTTAATTTTAAACGGCGAAGGTAACTTTGCTCTTGCTGCCTAGTTAATAGGTAACGGCGTTTGTGTGTACGTGGCAACAGAAACACACACTTTACTTTTTTATGAAAGTGTGATATATTAATAATATGAACTCAAAAGAATTTTCACTTATAATAGAGGACCTAGTCAAAAAGCATAGAGATATGTCTTATATGGACGCCATTATACATTATTGTGAAGAGAATAATGTTGAAGTAGAATCAGCTGCCAAAATGCTGACAAAACAAATAAAAGAAAAAATACAATTTCAATCACAAAAACTAAATTTAATAAAAGGTCCTAAACCAGGAGTACTTCCAGGATGAAACCAGTTTGGCACGAACAACTACAAGTATTTGATGATATAATACCATTAGAACAACAAGAAACTATTAAAAATCTTATTCTACAAAATGGTTGGTGGAAGATGTATCTTAACACACCAAAGTTTCCTAATCCTAGAATAGATAATGGTTACCGAAGTCCAGGTATGGCATTCTATACAGTTGCAAATAGTAATACTGTATCACAATTTCACGATTTGTTTGTACCTATATTAAGAAATGCTTGTACATTGATAGGTGCTGATTATGAGAAGTTAACGGTAACTCAAGGAAGAGCATTTGCTCAATTTGCTTTAGTACATAATGATAAAATAACTATCAATGCTCCACATTTAGATGGACCACAAGACCATTTAGTTGTGTTGTATTATATTACAGACGCTACTGGTGATACTATTATATTTAATAATAGATACGATCCAAGTCAAGAAGGTATGGATCCAAAAGAACAAAAAGAATTAAATAATAAAACAGATTGGAAAACAAAAAAGATTGTTTCTCCAAAACAAGGACGTTGTGTAGTATTTGATGGTCACTATTGGCACACGTCTGGTCAACCTACTGAACAAGGAGATTTAAGAGTGATAATGAATTATAATTTACAATGAACGTAGAACTAATAGATAAAATGGGTAGTGATTTGTCAGTAGTAAATGCTGCTAGAGTTTCTTTTGCTAAAGTAAAAACTGAACTTGAAGATAAAGATGAGAAGTTAATAAAATATTTAGCTGAACACGAACATTGGTCACCATTTGCTCACGCTTCATTGTCATTTAGAATTAAAGCACCTGTCTTTGTAGCAAGACAGTTAGTAAAACATCAAGTAGGTTTAGCGTGGAATGAAGTGAGTAGAAGATATGTAGATAGTACACCAGAATTTTATATACCATTTATGTGGAGAAAAAGACCAGATGAAAGTATTAAACAAGGTTCAAGTAAAGAGGAAGTAGAGTATGATATAACACATTTAATAAATGTTGCTCAATCAATGTATAAAGATATGTTAGAAGAAGATATAGCACCTGAAATGGCACGTATGATATTACCACAATGTATGATGACCGAGTGGATATGGTCAGGTAGTGTATATGCTTTTGCTAGAGTTTGTAATTTAAGAAACAAAGAGGATGCTCAATCAGAAACAAGAGTTGTTAGTCACCATATTAGTAGACATATGAAAGACCATTTCCCTATGTGTGTTAAGTATTTGATGGATTAATAAATGAGTTATAATGGATTTGATGTATATAAGATATATTTAGGTGTTAAGTTGCATTTCACAACAGACACCTATGACTATTATAAATATAGTGGTAAAGTAAATGCAACATTGGATTCATTTACTAAAAGAAAAGATAGATACTTCTTCTACAAGTTATCTACAAAGTATAGTCCAAGTGAGGCGCTTGATTTTTTTGTAAGTAATTTTGTTGACGATAGTAAGAAATGGATAGGTAATTTAATAAATGATGATGGACATAAAGTCTACCTTCAGTACAAAAAATATTTTCAGTCTTTTGACTACAGTTTACGAAACAGTATTGGGAATATTGTTTATGACTTTAGCCGTAAGCGCATTTCTCTTGATGATGGCTTACTCGTGGTTAATGGGCAACATCCTAGATTGCTACGACTACTTATCCAAAGGAAAATTAACTTCCCAACCGCCATCATACTTGATTCGGTTCTTGATTTTATTAAAGTCTGGGATAAAGAAATTACGGAAAAAGTTGTGTGGCCTGATTTGTCCAGAAAATTAAAAAAGATGAGACCATTTATATCATACAACAAAACACAAGCGAAATTAATAATGAAAGAGGTTATAACAGATGAGCTCAAATAAAAAACCTACAGTTGATTGGATTGCTACAATATCTGGTATTGAAAAAACAATGCCTATCATAAGAGCTTCTCAATTCAAACATAGTTGGCAAAAGAAAGCTGCTATGGATTTTAAAAAAGAAGGTTCACTTACTACAAGAGGTCCATCTAGGAACACCGATGTAGATGTTAGACACACTTCCAAATGTCCTGGTTTACAAGCTTGGCATAACACTGGTTGGATAATGAGATTACACCAAGATGTTAGAATACAAGTTATGGGACAACAAGGTTTCAAATGGATAACACCTATTGTTGATCCAGAAGCACCAGATTTAATTACGTATCATAGTGAAAAAGCAATTGCACCTTTCTTTGATACTTGGCCAGAAGGTACTATGCAGAAAATCGTTAAGTTTAATTTACCTTGGGTAGCAAGAATACCAAAAGGCTATAAACTATTAATGTGTAATCCAATGTGGTCAGATGATTGGAGATTTACAACGTGTTCTGGTATACTTGATCCAGAATTAGGTCACGCAGGAGTAGGAACTATACCTGTATTATGGCATAGTTTAGGTGGTGAGTTTACATTAGAAGCAGGTACACCAATGGCACAATTTATATTGATACCAAAAGACGAACCTGCCTTTGAGAATATAAACTATGCAGAAGATAAAAATTATTCAAAAGAATCAAGATTACATTTCTTAATGATGAAACAAAAGTTTACTGTGAACTATGGTAAGATAAGAGAGTTTTGGAGAAAATATGGCTGGTAGAGTATTCTGTTTAGGTAATGGTGAGAGTAGAAAAGATAAAGATTTATATTGGTTAAGACAACACGGTAAGGTATATGGTTGTAATGCTATATATAGAGACCATCCAGATTTAATTGATTGTTTAACAGCAGTTGACCACGGTATGATACACGAAGTTTATCACTCTGGTATGGCAAATAAAATACCTTGTTTCTTTAGAGGTTGGAGTAAAGTACCAGCACATACATATGACGCAATAATAAGAGATGGACTAGGTGATGAAGAATTAAAGAAGGCAGAAGAATTAGGTGGCATAGTTAGTAATGAACGTGGCGATAGTATGGAGTATGTACTACACGGTGCTAATTTAAAAGGTATAGTGAACGTCTTAAAGAAAGATGGTGGTATAACTGAAAAGAATATCAATCACGCTACAATTAAAGTTAGTTGGATAAAAGAACCTGACTACTCATTTGGATTAGAAGCATATAGTGTTGAACAAAATGGTACACGAAGAGATTTTGGTTGGGCTTGTGGTGCTACATCTGGTTATGTTGCTGTGAAACAAGAGAAACCGTGTGAGATATATCTAATAGGACACGATATAAACAGCCATAATGATAAGATTAACAATATATACAAGAGTACAAAACACTATACAGCGAAAGATAACAGTCCAACACCAGGAATTAACTGGATTAACCAATGGAAGACATTATTTCAATGGTTTCCAGAGATAAAATTTTACAAGGTAAACGAGTATAATGATAGTAGAGATAAGGTCAATGGCCCTATCCTTGAATGGCAAGGTATAGATAATTTAGAGTACATTGATTATTCCAGACTTGACTCTTTGCTCAAATAGTGTTATATTAACACTATGAACTTGTATAAATAATAATGAAGGCGATAATATAGCCTACACAAATACAACGAATATAAAAATATAAGGAGAATACGAATATGGATTTTGAAACATTAAAATCATCATCAAGCAACTTTGATAAAATTACAAAGGCGCTAGAAACGAACCTCAAACCTGAGGATCAAGCAAATAAAAACAAATACCAAGACGACAGACTTTGGAAACCTGAACTAGATAAAACTGGTAATGGTTACGCTGTGCTAAGATTTTTACCTGCTCCACAAGGAGAAGAAATGCCTTGGCAAAGAGTATGGTCACACGCATTCCAAGGAACAGGTGGCTGGTATATTGAAAACTCATTAACAACACTAAACTCAAAAGATCCAGTTAGTGAAGAGAACACTAGACTATGGAACACTGGAGTTGATAGTGATAAAGAAATTGCTAGAAAGAGAAAAAGAAAATTATCTTACTATGCAAACGTAATGGTTGTTAGTGATCCAAAACATCCTGAAAATGAAGGTAAGGTGTTCTTATACAAATTTGGTAAAAAGATATTTGATAAGATTACTGAAGCAATGCAGCCAGCATTTGAAGATGAAAAAGCTATTAACCCATTTGATTTTTGGAAAGGTGCAAACTTTAAACTAAAAATCAGAAAAGTTGATGGTTATTGGAATTATGATAAATCTGAATTTGAAGGTGTATCACCAATCGCTGAGAAAGACGAAGATATTAAAGCGATATGGGAAAAACAATACGCTTTAAAACCTTTTGTGGACCAAAGCAATTTTAAATCCTATGATGAACTCAAAGAGAAACTGAATAGGGTAATTGCAGGTACACGAAGCACCGAAACTGTGGAAACTGTAAACCTCCCACAACAGACGACTAACAGTAAGGTGAAAACTGCTGATGTATCCCACTCTAAACCTGCTAGCGAGGAAGACGATACGTTGTCTTATTTTAGTAAATTGGCAGACGAAGAGTAACCTTTCTCTCTCAAAAATACATCAAAAGTTAAGGGGCATTTAGAAATAGGTGCCCCTTTTTCATTATAAATAGTAGTATGGCAGTTAACATATTCACATCCCTGGTAGATAGACAAAAAGGCGTTTTAAAATCAGCGGCTTGGTATAAGAAGGCTGTCCAAGATATTGTAAATAAAGCAAGAGCAACAACTCTTATGAGGAGTGGTAAGTTGAACAGTAGACCAAGTGCTGGGAGATTAAATATGTATTTTTATGATCCTAAAACAAAAGCAAAACTTCCCTACTATGATACTTTTCCACTAGTCCTACCTGTTGATACGTTTAGAGGTGGATTTGTTGGATTAAATTTTCATTATTTACCATATGCATTAAGATTTCAATTGTTAGAAAGATTACAAGCATATGTTAGCAATGACAAGTTTGATAAGACGACAAAAATACAGGCTGATTATAACTCACTTAAAAGTTTGAGTATAATTAAACCTACTATCAAGAAATATTTGTGGAGACATATCCGTTCAAATTTTTTAAGAATAGACGCTGACGAGATGGCAATTGCAGCTTATTTACCTGTACAACAATTTAAGAAAGCTTCAACTAGTAAAGTTTGGAGCGATAGTAGGAGAGCAATTTGATTATATGGCACGGAGAACATTTTGGAGAGTGTTCGTAGTAAAGTTAAGAATGTGGTATGCTGACGTAAGAGGTCATCACGGACACAAATGGAACTATGAACCATCTGACCATTATATGGGCAGAAATAGACGAAAGTAAAGGAGAAACTAAATGGCGATTTTAAGAGGTGGTAGACGTATCGGTAATATGGATATCCGTATTGGATTACCACGGGATAAATCATTAGTCAATGTACAAGGCGACAAAAGACTAAAGAGGTCACCAGGAGGTAATCCTGAAAGTACAATAGGAAGATTTACAGCTGCAATTAATAAAGGTGAAGGTCTTGCTAGAACAAATAGATATCTAGTTAGATTTGATATACCTAATAGAGCAAAAGTTGGTTCGGTTACAAGTGATATGACAAATACATCTATGGGTGCGTCATTTGAATTAGAAACTACTGAAATGAGCAGAAACGTTGGTATGATGTGTAATAAAGTTGAACTGCCTAGTAGAGATGTAAATACAGAAACGCATAGAGTATATGGACCAGGTAGAGCAATGCCATATGCATATAGTTTCCCAGGCGATATTAGTTTGACATTTTATGGTGATAAGTTTTTAAGACAAAGACTATTCTTTGAGAACTGGCAGAAAAAAATATTTGATATTGATAGCCATAATATGAATTTCTATCAAGATTATATTGGCACAATGGACATTTATCAATTAGGACAATATGCAGATAGAGATGATAGAGACCAAATAACATATGCAGTAAGATTGTACGAAGTATATCCAGAAGTTATATCATCTATGGAGTATAATTATGGAGAAGACGCTACTGGTGCAGTAGTGCCTGTAAAATTTAAATACAGAAATTGGAGAAATTTAACAATAGACCAAATTGGTGAAGCAACCGTTGGTCAGAAGTTTGGTCCTGTACCAACAATAAAAGCAGGAAAGAATTTTGGATTGTTTAGTGGTATCTTAAATAAATTACCACCAGATATAAGACGTGCTGGTCGTGATGTACTACAAACAGTCAAAAGAAACTTACCGATTGGTAAGACATTTGGCGGAAAAGTATTTCCACCATTTTTATAATAACAAAAGGAGTAAATTATGGCTTTACCTATATTAGAAACAGCGACATATGAATTGACGTTGCCTTCTACAGACGTAAAAGTTAAGTATAGACCTTTCCTTGTAAAAGAAGAGAAAATCTTATTACAAGCGTTAGAGTCAGGTGAGAGCAAACAGATAGTTAATGCTATCAAAGACATTGTACACACTTGTACATATGGTAGCGTTGCTGTTGACAATTTACCAACATTTGATTTAGAATATATCTTTTTACAGATTAGGTCAAAATCAGTTGGTGAAGTTGCTAAAATCAAAGTATTATGTCCAGATGACAAAAAGACACACGTAATTACGGAAGTTGATTTGTCTAAAGTTGAGGTACAAGTAGATGATAAACACGATAATAAAATCAAAGTGAACGATACTATATCAATGTTGATGAAATATCCTACTATCAATGCTGTAGATCCAACTGCTGACACAAATGCTATGAAGACAGATAAACTGTTTGATATCATTGCAGCTACTATTCACGAAATATATGAAGGCGAAAAGACGCATTCAGTTAAGGATTACTCAAAAGAGGAGCTAATGAAGTTTATAGAGAGTTTAGATAGTAAAGTTTTTGTTAAATTACAACAATTTTATTCAACTATGCCTAGATTAGCACACGAAATTGAGGTTACTAATCCTAACACAAAAGTGAAAAGTAAAATTATGTTGTCGGGTTTATCTGATTTTTTCGGATCGCCCTCTCACACGATAGCCTAGCTAACCACTATCAAGTGAACTTTGCGCTTATGCAACATCATAAATATAGCTTAAGTGAACTTAATAGTATGTTACCTTGGGAGAGGGAAATATATACAGGCTTACTGGTAGAGTATATCAGAAAAGAAAACGAAAAGGCCGATGAAGCAAAAGCACGGCAAAGGAAATAGGAGAATTAATATGTGGAATATTAATAAATTATTAAGTGGCGGTTGGAACGGTTTTAAATATGCTGTTAAACAACTATGGCACTTTATTGAGGTAGAAATACCTGAATTGCTATCCAATTGGAGAGCAGTACCAAGACTTATGATGGTTGCCTACGGTTGGGCATTTATGGAAGTTATAACTTGGTTTATGGCATTAGAAGCGCCTAACAATGCACAAGCAGGTTTAGTATCTGTTGTAGTTGGTGCTGGTGCTGGTTGGTTTGCAATTTATGTAAATGGTAAAGCAACGAAGATTAAAAATAAGGACTAAAATGAAACGATTAGATATATCAAGTGAGTCGGCAGTAAGTATGCCAATGAAGAATTTGATTGCCATAGTCGGAGCAGTAGCTATGGGAGTTTGGGCTTACTTCGGTGTAATTGAGCGATTAAATAAATTAGAAACGAACACAACATTATTAGAAAAAGATTTAACACAAGCAGAAGCAGCTTTAACGGCTGACATAGATAAGAATAATGAGTTTAGGATCAAATGGCCAAGAGGTGATTTAGGATCACCACCTGCTGATTCCGAACAATTTATGCTTATAGAATTTTTATCAGGTCAAGTGGAACAAATCCAGAAAGACTTACAAAATATGATGAACAATGCAGTTAACATTGAAAGGTTGCAGAAGGATATGGAGAAGGTTCTTGCTGATGTTGAGAAACTAAAAGACAAAATTAGAACAGTTAAAAACGGGAATGGGACAACCCATTAGAGAGAGGAAATATGGACGCAGCTACACTAGTTACCATTATCACAATGTTTGTTGTTACCGATACTTCAAGCGAATTCGTTAAGTATGACGGATTAGGAGCTTGCTTGAAGGATAAGAGAGCAATAGAAAAGCTAAAAGATGGCAGAAGAGTAATCTGTGGTCCATCAATGGCCGAAGTTGACGCTGATGGTAATATCATTAGTATTAAAAACAAAATGCCAGACCAATCAGGAAGTTTGAAGTTAGGTGGTACGGCAAAGTCATTATCAGAAAAGAAAAAAGAAAAGAAAACAGAAGTATTAACGAAATAGGATAATTATGAAATTTAAATTTAAAAACAATATACAAAATATTATTGGTGTTGTGATGTTGGCTGCTATATTGTTAGCAGTTGCTTTTACAAGTACTAGTAATAAAGGTCAAAAAGTTGAAGTGAAAAAAGAAATTGGTTTACTTCAACAAGTTAAAGAACGAGGTTATGTTATCTGTGGAGTTAATGCAAACTTACCAGGATTTTCTGCTCAAGATGAGAACGGAAATTGGAGTGGTTTAGATGTTGATTTCTGTAAAGCAGTATCAGCTGCTATATTTGGTGACGCAAATAAAGTAGAGTACATAGGATTAAATGCTGCTCAAAGATTTCCAACATTAGCTTCTAAAGAGATTGACTTACTTGCAAGAAACACAACTTGGACAATCAGTAGAGATGTTAACTTGATGTTTGAATTTGCAGGTGTTAACTATTATGATGGTCAAGGATTTTTAATACCAACACAATTAGGCATTGATAGTGCTAAAGGTTTAAACGGTGCTTTTGTTTGTATAACAAAAGAAACTACATCTGAATTAAACTTAAATGATTATTTCGCAGAAAATAATATGGCATATAGACCAATATATGTTGAAGGAAATAAAGACGCAAAAGCAAAATTATTTGCAGGAGAATGTGATGTATTTACAACAGACGCTTCAGGTTTGGCAAGTGCTAGATCAGGCGCTGAAGACCCTAGTAAATGGGTTGTTCTACCAGAAATTATATCTAAAGAACCTTTAGGTCCACTTGTAAGACAAGGCGACCAAGAGTGGGAAGATGTAGTTAGATGGACACATTTTGTTATGGTTAATGCTGAAGAAGCAGGAATCACTAGTAGAAATGTTGATGAAATGTTAACTTCTAAATCAAAAGAAGTTAAAAGAATATTAGGTGTTGAAGGTTATATCGGTCCAATGTTAGGGTTAGGTATGAAATTCGGATACAATATTATAAAACATGTTGGTAACTACGGTGAATCATACGAAAGAAACGTAGGACCAAATACACCTCTTG